AAATGCCAATTTAACAACATTTTTAATCACACCCTTACGGAAACCAGCTGGTGACTCATAAGGTTCAACACGGGAAGCAAGACCAGCAGAATCTCCGTTAAGAGGAGTATATCTGTATACATCGTTGTACTTATCGTATCTGTATTTGTAACCAGAATCCATGAACCAATAAGAACTGTTCTGTAATAGGTTTCTGTATGCAACTACTTTAGTAAGTTTAGCATGTGTTTTGAGTTCATCAACTACTGCTTCCTTGGAAGGTGAGATAAATGCAACAGCATCCTTTCTATAATCTGTGATATTAGAAATGATGTAATTAGCAAGGTTACCTGCGTTATCACCTTTACCTTGAAGTACGAATGAAACATCAATTTCGTTTGCAGATTTAAATAAATCATATCCTGCAGCGAGAGCACCCAGTCCAGTAGCACTTTCTGTTGTGCCAGCAGTACCATTTGCTAGTGTTTCATATTTAAGTGTTTGAGCTTCAAAATGTGTTGTATTAGCAACTTTCACCCAAGAAGAACCAGCAGTAACTACATCTTTATAATAATTTGTAGTACCATCTGATAATTTAGCAGTTGTAGTTGTTGATACATCTGTATATAATTCTAAAGCTACACCAACTTCACCACCAATAGAGCCGTCATTATCAATAACAGCAACATGATAGTTACCAGTTTGTGGTGCCTTACCAAATAATCCAGCATATTTCCATTTTCTTTCAAGTGAAAGTTTACTTAAATCTGTTTCTGGTAGTAAGTAGTTTGTTGCGAATTCAAGCGCATAGTCGTATGATGTAATAAGTGAACTGTTTGCAGTTACGTCGCCGGCTGCATCTAGTGATTGTTCGGTTATAGCAGTTAATGATAACTCCTGATACCCTACTGAATCATTACCAATTCTTATTAAATCACCAACAGTTACGTCTGCGAGTGTTATTCTGCTGCTAGGTGCAACTTCGAAAGTTGTATTAGCAGTGTTAAAGGTAATTGACTGCAAAATTTGAGTATTACCAGTTATTCTTGATGCGGTTATATCGGCCACACTGATTAAGGTATCAGAAAAATCTGTATCCTTAACATACGCAACATCTAGTGAGTTACCTAAATCGCCAGGATACAATGCGTCAAAACCACCAAAAGTGTGTAGTTGTGTATTTGCATTTGAAGTATCACTAGCAGAGGCTGCCACTGCACCATTATCAACTCTAGCCACATATAATGCGCTTGAGTATGAAAGGTAATCTGCTGCTACAAAGAATGTTTCAAAGTTATCATTGGTTGGTGTACCAAATCTACTTACTAATTCATTCTCTGAAGAAACAAGAACAGTTTCACCTACAGGACCCCATCTAAAAACACCCGCGATTGCTGCAGGCGGTGTTGCGATGGCCGGTACCGCTGCTGATGCGTCGACTTCTCGAACAATTACGGAAGGACTTACGGAAAAAGCCATATTATTTCTCCTTTAATATATCTATTTTAAAAAAACTTTTTTTAATAATTTGTTATCACCTTTTATTTATAAAAAACAAAGTCTACACCTCAAATGAACCAGTTCCGACTGATGACCAGCCGTCCCCATCACCTATATCTTCACCTGTATCAATAAACCCAAATGGTAGTAGTTCCTCATTTAACTGTTCCTCAGTTTTCTCTCGTAAGGAAGCCAAGGTATTTATGTCTGTGAGTTCTCTAAAAAATCTATCATCTGTTAGCCATGCAAAGATAACTAAATTCATAACTAGATCATCATGAAAACCAGGTTCAGCTTCGTAAGAATATCCTTTCTTAGAAAAGCGTGATAACTCCTGTATAGTGTTATAATCTACCAAAATCATCTGGTTTTGTTCAACCAGCATTTTTAGTATCGAACAACCTTTTTGTTTAACACTTTTTGTTGTTCTTATTCCATTATCATTGCCTCTTCCAAATCCACCTGATATTCGTTTGCCAGCTCTGCCGGCAGACTCAGTGAATAGAAGATTTTCATAGCCGTAGTCCATTAAGAGCACAGATGATACCTGTTCACCAATATCGTTAATTTCGATGAGTACTGCGCCTTCATTATACATGAGGCCTATTCTATATATAATTGAAGCGAAATCAACAGGACTAATATAGTTATCCCTGAATACACATACCTGTTTATAAGGCATTTCCGATACATCAAACACTGTAAATGTTGAATAGTCAAGGCCTTTGCCTCGAGATACGTCAACTGTAATTACATATGAATGTTCTGGAATCGGAGCTTCATATTGATATAAATTGTCTCTTTCTACTAATGGTTTTGAATGTAATAATTGTTTTAATTTAGCACCACTAATTAATGTGCCAGAACTTCCAACAAACTCACAACAATATTCTTGTGCAAATTTTTGTTCGTCGTGGTCAAGTGCCTCCATTGTTTCTTTTCGCCAGGCTTCGTCTCTACCAGGCACATCGTTCCACATAACCTCAACATATTCATAACCATTAGTACCTTCCTTAGCACCCTTACATGTTTTCCAGAAGTGGTTTAAACCGTTTGGGGTAGAGGTCATTAATAATTTTGTTGTTTTACCAGATGATATCGTTGGATATACAGAAGCAAAAAATTCATCAAAACCTTCAATAAATGCAACCTCGTCTAGGTATAGGAATGAGATTGACTTACCACGAATGGCCGATGATGTGGTAGTACCAGCATATATTTTACAGCCATTTTCTAAGGTAATATTACCTTTATTCCATTCCTCAACACCCTGTTGCATCCATTTTGGTAAAGCTTCATATGCAAGTTGAACTCTACCCAATACCTCTCTTGCAGCATCACCCTTGTTTGCCAATACAGCAACAGTTTTAAATTCATTAAATAGGATGTAGTGTAATATAACAGCTACTGCAGTGGTTGTTTTACCTGCCTGCCTTGATGTTAATACAGCACAACGCCTTTCATCTGTAATCTTTTGCACAATATCTTTTTGGTAATCATACATTTGCATTGGAATTAATCCATGGTCAACATGTACGATCTTAATATATTGCTCTGCAAAGTAAATTGGATCTTTGGCACACTTCAGATATTCCTTTAACATATCTGGAGTCCATTCTACCTCCTCACCTGATTTCTTAAGAAACGAATTTCCTAAGTAACCCTTATAGCCTTCAAGCATTGCTAGAGTCATCCTTTATCATTTTAAGCAAATCTGCGGTTGACACTATTAAATTATTATTGGTAACATTTGTTGATGGGCCTGATTCTTCTTTTGCATATCTTTTCTTGGTTGACATCTCAACATAATCTTTATTAGCGTCAAGTAATGTTTTCATCAATTGAGATACAACCTCGAACGCTCTAGGCGATTCAGATTGTTTTGCAATTTCAACCATTTCCTTTACTGAGTCATCGCCTAGGCTAATGATACTCTCGATATTTTTTCTTGCAAGCTCAATATCTCTTAAATTTTCTTCGGCATTTTTGTCGTCAGGTATTACAGCTAGGGGTGTTTCTTCTTTTACAACTGGTAGTAATTCAACCTCATCGTTTGTTGTAAAAGCATTAGCAGGAAGGTCGGGCAATTTATCTTCTGTATCGCCTATAATTTCTTTTACTTCCTTAACAGCATCCTCTAGTGGTTTCATACCTAAATGTTGTGCAATTGTATCATCACTCATATCATTCTCTTTATTTATTTTTATTTACAAAATCACTTTCGCCAAAAGCTACACGTTTTCTTAAATCACTACTACTAAATCTGTGGTCTCGTCTATTAAAATACAGGTCGATATCTCGTTTACGACATATGTCTTTTCCTGTGAAGTCTTTGTCGCGATATTCCTCGCCTAAGATACGAACATGAATAGTATACATTTCCAAGATATCTTCTAGATCTTGTTCAGATGAGTAAGGTATAATTTCATCAACATAGCTTAATGCTTTAAGTTGAGTATATCTTTCTACTACTGTCTGTATAGGTCCATTTTTCTCTGGTCTGTCCCCGCTTGGGTCCATTTGCAATCCGACCATTAAATAATCACATTGTTCCTTTGCTTCTCTTAACATTTGTACATGACCTGCATGTAGCAAATCAAATGTACTTGCCGTAAATCCAACTTTTATCATAATATTCCATTCTTTCAAATTACTTATAACCCATTATAACATATTCTATATGAAATGTCAACCATTAACTTGGGGCAGTATTTGCTGTAACCTCTGCATAATCCCAATTGTCATCAAACTCTACTAAGCTATAATCAATACTCAACGCTCTATCGGTTGTAGGTGTATTATTGGCAAACATACCAGGTGAAACAGAATAGAACTCTTCAAATGATGTATTTGCGACTGTATCAGTTGCGTAACGAACATCAACAAATTTAATTGTAGCCTTATCCCTCTCCGGCCCAAAGAACCAACCTTTCATTGTAAAGTTAAGTGTATATAAAACACTTCTTCGTTCTTCAAAATCACCCTCGTAAAGGTCCTCGAATGATACATCGTTTAAAATTAAAGGTATATCCATTGGTTCCAGACCATCAATAAGTCGAACCGTACTTGTAAACTCGGGATTGAAAAATGGTAATATTTGTTCTAATAACTTAACAGCGTCTTCATTATATTTAGCCATAATGTATAATGAAAAATCTAAATTATATGGAACACCAGCATATACATATCGTCTATTACCACCATCTACATCAACACCAGTTTTTCTTAATTTTCTTGTTGGTGCAACTTTTCTTTCAGGGTCGTATGACATATTGGTCATTTCAAAAGACATTCTTGGAAGATTAATTGCAACACCTTTTAGAAATGCAGGGTCCTGAGTAACACGAGCTAATATTTTCTGGAACGGTGCATATGATATTGGAACAATCATATCCTGTTTTAAAACATTATTATTATCAACTCTTTGTATTTTTAGCTGATTAAAGTATGTACCAAATAATGCAACGTATTTGCGTAGTGTTGAATTGTAAAAATAATTTGCGATTGCCATGGTTTTACCTAGTTATCGTTGATATTAATACTTTCACTGAATGGGTCTATTTCAGAGAAATCAATAATAGCATCGCCTTCTTGTTCGAATGTTAGGTTACGTGAAATCGGGTCTAATTCAGCAATAGCATTAAGTGTTGCTGTATTTGATGTAAGTATTTCTCTATTAAATCTACTGAAGTAATTATCAATGTTAGCGCGACCAGTCTGCATTCTTTGGCCTGTGTATTCAGCCAATTCACAAACCATATCATAGACTTGTAATGCACCTGATTGATAAAATAAACTTTCATCTTCTACAAATTTAATCTCAAAGATGTTTTCTGATAGTGGGAAGTATATTAAATCACCTTCCTTAGGTCGTATGACAGTTCCTTGTTCCCTAGTAACATATTGTTCAAATGTTCTATTTGCAACTGTAAGTGTCATTTGGTCTCTAATTTGTAAACCAAACTTGGATAGGAAATCACCCTCACCTTCAAACCCATCTACATTTTTAACATAAGTTTCAAATTCAAATGTTTCATTATATAGTGGCAAATCATCTTCGTTAAAAACTTTATCTATGGCACCGTCAACACGAGTAATATAAATTACATCAACGCCGTACATTTTAATACTTTCAATAACTAAATCTTCAACCAGTTGTTGCTCGTTAAAGTTTGAGTAGTTATCAAAGAATACATTAGTCGCCATGCTTTATCCAATATAATTATAATTGAGGGGTTGTAAACTAGCTACTGC